TGGGTGACATTGTGAATGAGGGGCGTCGATTCGCGTCAGCGGCGGATGTGAAAGCCTCAGACATTAATGGCGAAGCGCCGGTTGGCACCACACTTGCAGTATTAGAGCGTGAGATGAAGGTGATGAGTGCGGTACAGGCCCGTGTTCACGCCGCAGTCTCCAAAGAACTCAAAATACTGTCAGAGCTTGTCAGGGACTATGGCCCAGAGGTCTACCCCTATGAGGAGGAGAACGGGCAGACCGTTCCCACAGATTTTGATGACAGGATAGATATTATCCCTGTCAGCGACCCCAACGCGGGGACGATGGCACAAAGAATCATGCAGTATCAGGCGGCGTTGCAGTTGGCGGCTCAAGCACCCCAGATGTACGATATGCCACTGCTCCACCGCCAGATGCTAGACGTTCTGGGGATTCAGGACGCAGACAAGATCGTCCCGACAGAGGACGACATCAAGCCGACAGACCCTGTTACAGAAAACATGAATATCCTGACTGGCGATCCGGTCAAGGCGTTTATATATCAGGATCACGAAGCGCACATTCAAGTCCACATGGCGGCGTTGCAGAACCCCGACATTCTCAAGATGGTCGCTAAAGCGCCGAACAAAAAGGCTATTGAGGCGGCAATGTCTGCCCATATCGCAGAGCACGTTGCCTTCGCCTACAGGGCCAAGATTGAGAAGGAGCTGGGCGTAGAGCTTCCCGGCCCAGACGAAAAACTGCCTGAAGATATTGAACTGCGTATCTCCAGACTGGCGGCTCCCGCCGCAGAACAGGTTACCGGCAAGGCCCAGATGATGGCGCAGGCAGAGCAAAACGCCAAGCAGTCGCAAGATCCTGTGATTCAGATGCAACAACGAGAGTTGGCGATCAAGGAGCAACAGGCGGCGGCTAAGGCGCAGACCGACATGGCGAAAGTCCAAGTCGATGCACAGAAGGCGGAAGCCAAAACCATGCTTGATCTGGAGAAGATGGATCAAGAGGAACGCTTAGAAAGCGCAAAGATCGCCGCAAAGGTGGCGATGCAGGATTCCAAAGAGGAAACCCAGCAAGAGATAGAGGGTTTCAAGGCTGGATTCAATCTAATCAAGGACACCCTAGATGAGCAAAAAGGCAACGAATAACGTCCTGAAAGCCATACAGAATGACCTGAGAACCCAAATGAACGAGGTCTCAGATCACATGGCGATGGGCGGTTGCAAGGACATGGACGAGTATTCTCGTAACGTGGGTATCATCCAAGGGCTGGCCTTTGCAGAGAGGACGCTATTAGACCTAGACGAGAGGCTAGAGCGCGAGTAATTCGTTACACAAGGTAACGCATGGTGACACCAGACACCTATCTCTGGTGCAGGAACGGACTATGACTGAAGAAGACACACAGGTTGCCAAGCAACTACCCGAACCCAAAGGCTACAAATTACTTATCGCTCTCCCAGAACCGGACGAAATGACGGAGGGAGGCATCCTCAAGGCAAGAGAAACCATGCTGACAGAAGAGATTGGCTCTGTTTGCGGGTTTGTGATGAAGATGGGCGCTGACGCTTACGGAGACAAGACTCGTTTCCCAAGCGGCCCGTGGTGCGAGGAAGGCGATTGGGTGCTGATGCGCTCATATAGCGGAACGCGATTCAAAGTTCATGGTAAGGAGTTTCGCCTTATCAACGACGATAGCGTTGAAGCAGTAGTTGAAGACCCAAGGGGGATTGTGAAGGTATGAGCGAAGAGCAAATGGAAGAGCAAGCCATGTCCACTGAGGACAAGTTTTTCGGTGTCAAGACAACCATTGGCGGTGAAAAGTCCGATGTTGATGTCGAAGTCGTAGATGACCGGCCCCCAGAGGATCGCCGCCCTCCTGCCAAAGAGGCCAAGGAGGAAGAAGGTGGTGACGAGGAACTGGAGGGTTACTCAGACAAAGTCAAAAAGCGCATTAATAAACTACGCTATCAACAGCATGAGGAGCGTAGGCAACGCGAAGCCGCTGAAAAGATGCGTGAAGAAGCTGTCAGAGTGGCGCAAAAGTATGCGGATGAGAACAAGAAGTATCATGCGATCATCCAAGAAGGCGAGCAGTATCTGGTTCATCAGATTCGAGAGCGAGCTAATCTGGCTCTGGAGCAAGCTAAAGGTCAGTATCGCCAAGCATACGAAGAGGGAAATACGGATAAGGTTGTCGAAGCCCAAGAAGCTATGATGAGGGCGCAATCTGAGTTTCAGTCTGCTGACTACCAGATGAATCAGATGAATGCGGAACGGCAAAGACAGCCGCAACAGCCGCAACAGCAGTATCAGCCTTATCAGGAACCACAGCCACAACCACAACCACAGGCTCAAGAGCCGCCACAGCCAACCGAAAAAGCGGCTAAGTGGGCGCAGGACAACCCGTGGTTTGGTCAGGAAAAGGACATGACTGCTCTGGCGTATGGCGTCCATGAGCGGCTTGTCAGGGACGAGGGGTATGACCCCAACTCCGACGAATACTTTGAGACTATAGATCGCACGATGCGCTCTAAGTTTCCAGAATACTTTGGCGACGAGGAGGTTTCTACGGAAGAACCCGCCGCTAAAAGTCCCCCCGTGGTCACAGCACCGTCCTCACGGAATAACGGTGCGAAGCCACGCAAGGTGAAGCTGACTCGCACTCAGCTAAGTCTAGCCAAGAGGCTAGGGCTAACACCCGAACAATATGCCAACCAGCTTGTTAAGGAGGCTCAGTAATGGCAGAACAGCGCACTAAAAGGGACGCAGAGTCCAGAGAAGTTGAAGCAAGACCTAGCGATTCGTGGCTTCCGGCCTCCGTATTGCCTAACCCCGCTCCGCAAGACGGATGGGTGTTTAGGTGGGTACGCACCAGCACATTGGGCCACGCGGATAACACGAATGTCTCCCAGAAGTTTCGGGAGGGTTGGGTTCCTGTAAAAGCAGAAGATCATCCAGAGCTAGAGGTAATGTCCGACATCGACTCCCGATTCAAAGGGAACATCGAAATCGGAGGACTTCTCCTATGCAAACAGCCAGAGGCTAACGCAGAGGCGAGGGAAGCTCATTATCAGCAGGTTGCCGATAGCCAGATGGAGTCTGTGGACAACAACTTCTTAAAGCAAAACGATCCCCGAATGCCCGTTCTCAATCCTGAGCGGTCAACTCGGACTACCTTTGGTCGAAGTTGACTCCGGTTTACCGGAGAGCTTTGGCCTTTAATCTAAGTTTGGAGACTTAAAATGGCTACAGCGGCTACTCCGATGGGTGCAGAACCCGTAGGCACTCTTAGTGCTTCTGGTTCTTTCACCGGAAAAGTTCGCCATATCAAGATTGCCAATGCGTATGCAACGGACATCTTCTATGGTGATTTCGTTAAGCTGGTTGCTACTGGTACGGTAGAAAAGGCGGCAGTAACTACTGCTGTCGTGGCAGGAACTGTCGGCATCTTTGTCGGTTGTTCTTACACCGATCCCGGTACTGGGCAACTGACTTTCAACCAGTATTTCCCTGCTTCAACAGCGGCGGATGACATCATGGCTTATGTCGTGGATGATCCCAAGCTGTTGTTCAATATGCAGGGTGACGGCTCTATTGCTCAGACAGGTCTGGGTAATAACGTCTCAGCTATCAGCACTGCTGGTTCAACCTCTATCGGCAGGAGCAAGAATGCTCTTGACGCTAGTTCAATCGCAACCACCAACACGCTTCCGCTTCGTATTGTGGACTTCGTGGACGGCCCCAAGAGTTCAGTAGGTGATGCTTTCACCGACTGCATTGTGACCTATCTGCCACTTAGCCATGCCTACGAAACCAAGCTCGGCGTTTAAGGAGAACTAGGTAATGGCTATTTCACGCGCACAAATGTTGAAAGAATTACTGCCCGGTTTGAACGCCTTATTTGGGCTGGAATACGAGCGGTATGACGACGAACACACGATGATTTACGAAACTGAATCATCTGAGCGTTCGTTTGAGGAAGAGGTGAAGCTGTCCGGCTTTGGTGCCGCACCAGTTAAAGCTGAAGGCGCGGCCATCAGCTATGACTCGGCGCAAGAGTCGTTCACTGCTCGCTATAACCACGAAACCATCGCCCTTGGCTTCTCCATCACGGAAGAGGCTATGGAAGATAACTTGTATGACTCTTTGTCTGCTCGTTATACCAAGGCGCTGGCTCGTGCTATGGCACACACTAAGCAGGTGAAGTCAGCGAATCCGTTGAACAACGGCTTCAACACCTTCAACTCTGGTGACGGCGTAACGCTGTTCAGCACGGCTCACCCGCTGGTAAACGGTGGCACTAACGCCAACCGTCCTACCACTGCGGCTGATCTGAACGAAACCTCACTGGAAGATGCTGTGATTAACATCGCCGCGTTTACCGATGAGCGTGGATTGCTGATTGCGGCACGGCCTCGTCGTTTGATCGTTCCCCCCGCACTTCAGTTTGTAGCAACTCGCTTGCTTGAGACTGAGGGTCGAGTCGGAACTGCTGACAACGACATCAACGCCCTTCGCAACAACGGGTCAATCCCAGAAGGCTACTCTGTCAATCACTTCTTGACTGACACCAATGCCTTCTTCTTGATTACCGATGTACCGAACGGCATGAAGCATTTTGAGCGCACCGCGCTTGAAACTTCAATGGACGGAGACTTCGACACAGGAAACGTGCGCTACAAAGCTCGCGCTCGTTACTCGTTCGGCGTATCTGACCCACTCGGAATTTACGGCTCGCCCGGAACTTCCTAAAATGTCGGGGGGCTTTGCCCCCCTTTTTCCCTGACTAATTGTTCCACATGGAACATTAGACACTAGCCAAGACAGGAGAATCACATGGCTAACACTACATTCAGCGGTTCAGTCCGCTCTGAAAATGGTTTTTCAGACATCACCAAAAATTCCACTACTGGCTCTATTACCAGCACCATGACGTTATCCACCTACGAAGCGACGATTACCGTGGCTGACGGTGCAACGACAGGTAAGGAAGCCGCTATTGGCATCCCCTCAAACTTTATCCCTATGGGCGTGTTGGTCGCTGTTACCACTGCCGCCGCAAACTCCGTCACTCTTAACGACATTGGCACCGATGCAGACACTGACGGCTTTGTCGATGGTATCTCTGCCGCTGTCAACTCTACAGGCTTCAAGGGATTTTTCCCCTGTAACGGCGTTCTTGGGATGTCCGGTGGCACAACCACTGCGTCTACAGAAACAGCAGACGAAGTAGAGATTGTGCTTTCTGGCGATCCGGGTGGCGACACAGTTGTTGTCCTCAAGTTTTTCGGCATCTCTACCACTTCAGACGCATCATAAACTGACGGGGGCATAGCCCCCTTATCTGGAGGATAAGATGGCTGATACAGTCACAAGTAAGACTATTGAGGATGGCCCTCGCACAGCGATCATGTATTTCACCAACGTCAGTGATGGCACGGGTGAATCGGCTGTTGCCAAGGTAGATGTTTCTGCGTTGAGTTCAGACCCCGCAGGCAAGGGGGCTTGTACCAGCGTCAACATCGAAAGCATCCAGTACACGACCAAAGGCATGGGTGTGCAAATCTTCTTTGATGCCACCACCAATGTTTTGGCGTGGGAGTTGATTGCTGACTACGGCGACACGCTGGACTTCTCTGACTTTGTTGGCCTGCCCAACACCGCCGCCGCTTCTGGCAAAACAGGCGACATTCTTTTCACCACCACAGGCGCGAGTAGTGGCGACACTTACTCTGTCGTTCTGAAACTGAAGAAGAACTACGGCTGATGAGGCAGTATTACAAGAAAGGCGGCAAAGCCAAAAAGAAGTCCAAGTCCCGCGTCAATGAGGCGGGAAACTACACCAAGCCCGGAATGCGTAAGCGTTTATTCAATCGAATAAAAGCTGGCGGCAAGGGCGGAAAGCCGGGCCAATGGTCAGGAAGAAAAGCGCAGATGTTGGCCTCTGCTTATAAAAAAGCTGGGGGAGGATACAAGGACTGATGGCGCTCAAGAAGTCGCAAAAGTCCCTCAAGAAGTGGACGAAGCAGAAGTGGCGCACCAAGTCTGGCAAGCCCAGCACTCAGGGTGCAAAAGCCACTGGCGAGCGTTACCTTCCTGAGAAGGCCATCAAGTCCATGTCATCCAAGGAATATGCCGCGACTACGCGGAAAAAACGCGCAGATACTAAGAAAGGCAAGCAACATTCAAAGCAACCCAAGCGGATTGCCAAGAAGACAGCGAGGCATCGAAAGTAATGCGTATGTATTACAAGAAGGGCGGCAAGGTCAACAAGAAGTCCATGTCGTGCAATAAGCCAAAGCGAACGCCTAGCCATCCCAAGAAAAAGTTTATGGTCAAGGCGTG